TGACACCCATACCGGCGCGGTTCGTGGCGGCAAAATGATGCTCGTAACCGCTGCCGGGGTTTTTTAAGTTGGCGATGTATTCACCAACTGGAACTTCGACGCCGCCGACGACAGCCACAGGCTGACCTTCTTTAGCGCGTAAGTTCTCCTGCAATAAACGATACAGCTGATCAGGTGCCAGTGCACCAGCCTGTGAGAGTTGAGCAATAGCGGCCGATTTGACTTGCTCTTGAGTAAATCCTTGGCGGATGTTTTCCACCTCGGATTCTTTTGCCGCAAGTTGTTGCTTGAGTTCAGCGACAGTGGTTTGTGCTTCTTCCCAGAGCGTTTTGTATTCGCCGGACTCCGCAAGTTTTGCGGTTTTGGCTTGTTCTTGTGCAAGGCGGACGTCCTCCAGTTGTTTCTGGAGGGTTTCGCGGTTTTCGCGGTCCTTGCGGCGTTCGGCGATTAGTTCTTGGTTTTTCGCACGGAGCGCTTCGAGTTGGGCGGCCAGATCCAGGCTGTCAGCCACAGGCTGAGGGGCACCAGTCTCCACAGGAGTTACTGGGGCTTGCTGTTCTTCGGGCACGGTTGTGTATTACTTGGACACTTGTACTTTAGCAGTTAAGAGTTAAGTTCCTCTTCGCGCTCGTCCATGTCTTCGTCGCCGGTGTTCTCGGCGGCTTCGGGTAAGGCGAGAGCGTTTTCGGTGGAGGCTTCCATCTCGTCTTCAATGTTGATGTTGTCGGGCAGGACTTCGCCACGGCGGAGGACTTCCAGCAGCATGGCGTCGCTGATCTTGCCCATCTGGTTGAGTTGTGCCAGCACGGAGACGTCTTGGCCGATTAGGCGGTAGTAGTCGAAGTCGCGGTCAATGGTGATTTCGGGTGGTTCGATGCCGACGTACTGGGCCGCGAAGGCGAAGGCTTGGTTGAGGGCGCTTTCCAGTTCTTGGCTGATGATCGAGAGCACGCTGTTGCTCTGGGCTTGGTCGATGCGCTTGGCCTCGGCAGATTCAGCCACGAACTTTTGGCCGAAGAGCTTGGTCACGCCAAGCGTGGACATTTGTTGCTCCAGTGACTGGAGTTCGTTCATTTGGGCGTCGAAGCTGGTGGCGTCGGCTTGGACGTAGTACGCCTTGTTGCCGGGTTGCATGGCGATGGCGTAGTTGACGCCCATAGTTGCGCTGCCGGTGGTGTCGTCCCAGCCCTCTAGGACAAGGGTGGGCATTGCGGCGATGTGGAGGGCGTGGATGAGGTCGGCTTGGCGCTGGTAGTGGGTGATGTTGAGGTTGGCGATGTCGAGCAACGGGGGTTGGGAGATCAACGCGCCCCGTCGGTTGCTGTAGATGGGGACGAGGGGGATTTCGTCGAGGCTGTAGCCGCCTGTTTCAGAGAACTCGACGACTTCGTGGCCAAGTGTGTAGAGGTCGTAGCGGCCGGGGTAGATGACGCGCATTTCCTCGACTTGTTCTTCGCCGAACTCGTTGAGGGGGCGGACGTCGTAGTCGTGGATGCGGACTTGGAGGAGGCGGTTGGTGACGGGTTCCTTGCGCCAGCCCCAAATTTGGGGGGCGTCGATGTGGACGAAGTAGGGGCGGCGGCCCATGGCACGCTCTTCCGCCAAGTTCATCGCGCCAGCGGCGGCGGGGTAGTCCACCAGGATGGCGCTGTGACCATAGGTAAGGCTGCTTACCAACGCGCGGCGGGCGTATTCGTTCAGGTTGGAGCCGATACCGTCGATGTTCTGGATTAAATCCAGCCAGTAGGGGTCGCCTTCGACGTGGATGGGTTTGCGGAGGATGGCGCCAGCGGCGGTTTCGATCAGGCGGCTGGTGTAGGGGCTTAGGACGCTGCGGTCGACGCGGGTTTCGTAAGCGTCGTTATCCTCGCGGGGTTCCTGCGGGAGATACGTTTCACACATATCTCGGAGGTAGTTCGTGCCCTTCGTGACCGCAGCCATCACGCTCCAGTCGGACATCATCGCGATGACGTCCAAACTGCGGACGAACGGGGATTCGCTGACTACAGCTCCAGTTGGTGGGATGTTGGCGCTGTAGACCACGGCTTGACTCCTACTTTGTACTTATTTTGGCAGAGTCATCACCACTTAGTTTTGTCCGCCCAGTAGGCAGCAGACATTTTGCCCTTTGCGATGTTTGATGCGTGACGGGCTTTGAAGGCTTCGCGACGGGCCTTTGCAGCAGCTGATTCCCCGTCTTTCTTGGGGGAGCCGGACACGCCTTGTTGGCCGAAACGGATCAGTTTTACTTTGTCGCCTTCTTTTGCAAGGACGACGTGGGACTTGTCGGGGTGATTAGGGGTGCGTTTGGGCTTGTTGTAGCCGTCAAACTTTTCGCCGCGATACTCAATCATCGTCTTCCTCCTCGTCGTCGGGGTCGGTGATAGGCACCAGCACTTCGACGCCCTGGGCCAGCATGGTGACGAAACCGCCGAGGATTTCGGGGTTTTGGGGGGATTTGAATACGAAGGTGGCGTGCGTGAGGCCGTCTTCAGCGTCGATTTCGATGTGAATACAGCCTCCATTCACTGTTTGGATAGCCATTAGCGACTGATCTCCTCCCAGTCCATGGATGCGTGCACATTAGAAGTTGCGACGCTTGCTGCCACCAGCAGGCTCAATTCGTAGGGTGTTGATGTAAGGCCGTCGCGTTCCAGTTGGAATTTGAAGAGGGCTTCTTTGAGGATGTCGACTGATGTGGTGCTCTGATTGGTGGAGCTGAAATAGCCTTCGGCTAGGACGCGGCCGCCGGTTGTAGCGGTGCCGGTCAGGTTGTATTCGACGCTGGAGTTGGTTCCTGCACTAGTCCAGGTGCCGCCGGTGGTTGCGGCAGAGGCGACTACCCTCCAGGTGTAGTTGACGTTTGCTGAGGCTGCCATGATTGATATGGCGGTAAGGATGACGATTGCGTCTAATCGTGCTGATTTAAGGCGTAAAGAAATGATTGGGTAGTAAGTGCCAGCGAGTGTGAGGGCGGCGGGGGATGTGATGGCGGTGCCGATGGATTGTTGGAGGCCACGAAGTTCGTAACCACCCTCGGAAAGAACAGTTGAGCAGACTTGTTTGAGGGTGCTGGTGCTTGCGGTGGCGGCGGTGTTTGTTATTTCGTAGCGGAGAGGAAGTGATGCGGTTGTTATGTATGTTCCAGTGATGATGTTGGCGTGGTGGAAGGAGTGGCAGTGGATGAATTTGCCGTTAATGACGAAACCTAGGCGGACGGTGCCGAGTCCCAGCCACTCGATATCCATCCATAGAATTTGGGATTTTGTTATGTCAAGTGTGAGGTTGGATGGGCCGGTGCCGTCCAGAGGGTCGATGTTCCAGTTGGCTTTGGGGACGCGGGTTTCGACTAGGGAGCCGGTGGAGGAGCTGCGTTCGACGAAGTTGAGGTCGTTGTTGGCTAGCTCTAGGTACATGCCGTTGCTGGCGCCGTAGTAGCCGACGCGCTGGCGGAGGCCGGTTTTGGCGGCGGCCATCGTAAATGTCGACATCACCAGCAGGGATTTGCCCGGCTGGTAAGAGAAACACTTGGTGGTTTCGCGGATGACCTCGGAACCGGAGGTGGTGGTTACGGCGAGGTTGACGAGGCCGGCGTTGGCGTCGAATGTCGAGCTGCCCCCGCTTGCTGTGGAGGTTGCCCACAGACCGTTGTCGCTATAGCGGTGGCTGGAATCGAAAAGTGTTAGTGGTGCGGACGTGCGGATGCGGCCGAAGGCGTCGGTTGCTCCAACAGAAGCAGCGGCGCCTCCGCCGCCGGATGTGCCGAATCCGTAGGAGGTGGTAATAGAGGAGTTATGTAGTAGGTAAGACATGAGGGGAGGTTATTTTTTGCGTTTTTTGGCGGTTTTGGCGGCGGCTTTGAAGGCGGCAGCGGTGGGGGCACCTTTAGTGCCGGGGGTGCGCATCTTTTCGCCGCTTCCTGCGGCGATGCGCTTGCGTTTGGCAGCGATGTTGCTGTAAAGGCCGCGTTTTGCCATTACTTTTTACCTTTTTTGGGGGCTTTCTTTTTGGGCATCGACATGCCGGCCTCGGAAAGGGCGATGGCGATGGCTTGCTTGCGGGATTTCACTACGGGGCCTTTTTTGCTGCCCGAGTGGAGTTCGCCTTTGCCGTATTCGCGCATCACCTTGGAGACTTTTTTCTGGGCGGCGGTCTTCTTTTTGGCGGCCATTACGCTCCAGAAGGGCTATTACCACACACGATAGTTGGTCTTGCCAAGGTTCTCGGGTTTGGCGAGGTTGAAGGTTTGCAGGCAGAGGTAGCCCAAGGCGTCGAAGGCGTGGTCGACGCCTAGGTTTTTGTTGGGGAGGCCGGTTCCGGGGGCGTAGGTCAAGGTGCGGAGGGATTTGATCAGTTCTTTGCACTTGGGGTGGATGAAGAGGCGGCGTGTTCCAGATGCATCGAGGAGGGCGGTGTTGACGCAGGTGATTTTGTCGCGGATTTTCCAGGGGGATCGTGGGCTGGAGACCGTGAAACCAGACTTGCGCAGGATGTTGTGGTCGGTGGCGCCAACGCCGCTGGTTTTGCGGGCGCCGCCCGTGGGGTCCGGGCAGGCGATGATTCGGCGCTCCACGCCGTAGCGGGATTGGATTTCTTCGCAGAGATCCCACGTAGTGGCACCCCCAGTCATAATTATTTCGTCAAATACCCAGAGAACGTCTCCTTTTTTAACTGCACATATTCCTGACATCGGATCAATATTAAAATCGACCCCTAGTAGTAAAGGAAGTACCGGAAGATCTTGCACAGTTTTATCCACATTGTCGTCAGAAAAGCTGATTGCGACTAGACCAGATAGATTTTCGAAGCTAGCTTCAAATTCTTGGCGGAATGTGCGGGCGTCTAATTGAGCGCGAGCGGCTTCAATTTCGGATGCTGGTACGTTATCGCCGTCAATGGTGGTGAATTGCCAGCGGTGCCAGTCTGCGTCGCCTTCTTCGCAATAGCACCAGAGGTCGTAGAACCAGCTGGCGGTGCCGTCGGGAGTGGAAATGAAGAGCGCCCAGCCTTGTTTGTCGGCTAGAGCGGGTCGGATGACTTCGAACCAGACTTCGCCGTCCATAAATGCTGCTTCGTCCAGCACAACGCCTGCGAGGCTGCGGCCTCGGAGGGCCATGGCGTTCTCTGTACCTTTCAATTCGATGGTGGAGCCGTTAACTAATTCGAGTTTTAGGTCGGTTTCGTTTTTACTTTTTACCCACGCTTTAGGGACTAATCTTTTTAACAATTTCCACACAATATCCTTGGCCATACGATAACTGGGGGCGCAATAAAAGTATGTTTCTCCGGGGCGTTCTATCGCTCCACGCAGTAATTCGACGCAGGATAAGTAGCTTTTTCCGAAGCGGCGGCCGGCGACGAGGACGCGGAAGCGTTTGCGGGAGTTGAAAACTTCGCCTTGGGCGTGGCGGAGGCTGACTGTGTTTTCGCTCATATCCAGGACCAGTTGCGACCGGCGCTGATCGCACTGATGGTGACGGTCTTGACGTCATAATCTAGTGCAATAGAAGCGTGGGACTCCTTTTGTGCTAGGCGGGCTTTGATTTCGCGGACTTGTGGCTCTGTTAAACGGGAGTTGCCGACGCGGCTGCCTCGGACCCACGTCCCATGCGCGATTTTGTCTGCCATGTTCTCGGCGGCGGTGCCCCAGTAGAGGTTAGTCAGGGCGTTATTGCGGATATTGCCGTCCAGATGGCGGCACTCTTGGCCGGGCTGCTTGGGGCCTACGAAGGTTTCGAGTACCAGCCGGTGGACGGCTCGGGTGTGGTGGCGGTTATCGGCGTCGCAAAGCGTGACGATTTCATATCCACGACTGTTAAGGCCGGGTGTAAGCACCTTGGAAGGGTATTTGCGTTGCACGCAGCGTCCGTCGCGGCGGGTGTAGCTAACAATGCGCTCCAGTGAGCGGATTTGACCTTCGGTGCTGGCTTCGTAGGCGGTTTCGTAGTCCGGGATCGGTTTCCACATGCGGAATATCTTTGACTACCCGTATTTTATCTTATACCTTGCGTATTTTTAGGGGGTCGTGGTGCGCGAATTATGGAACTGGACCCCTACCCCCTGTTACATAGTAGAAAGAATTGGAAATATAGGTGCAGGTTCCCAGGGCCGCGACACAGCATCACAGAATCGCAACCCCGCCCCCACGTGATAGTGTGATACAACAGTAACGACATACTGTGTCACAACAAAAGGCCGGCGATGTGATGCCGGCCTGCGGTGTGGTGGCGGGTCAGGC